CGCGGGGGTGTCTCCCGGTTTGGGGCGGGCGGGCGATCCCCCCCGCCGGCCTGACCGCAGTCTCATAGTCGAAAGCCCTCCAAGACTTCTGGAAATAGCGGATAAAATCCGCCTCCAGCTCATCCGGATAGTTGAGGACTAGTCCTGCGAAGACGGCGATTTTGGGGCAACAGCCTGCATCGCCTTCATGAAGAATTCTTGCGCTGCCTCGATTGAGACTCGACCATCTTTATTTCGCAGGGCGTCATAGATCTCGTCGCGCTTCTTCTTAGAGCCTCCGGCCAGCCGGAGCATGACCTTCGGGAAGACGAGCGGATTCCCGTCTTGGATCTCGCTGAGCTGCTCGAGAAGCTCCATGTCGTCGAATTGCTGAGGACCGAGATTGAGCTTGACGCCCTTGATCGTGTGTACTGCCATTGTGTGTACGTCTTTCTGTGTGCGGGGGATTAATCAGAAATGATGTGTGCTGGATCAGGCCGGAAGAACGCCGCCGGAGACCGACGCGATGTACTCGCGCGCAGTGGATCCGTCGATCGCAGCCGACGGATACGCGGTGATCGTGGTCTCGTATCCGACGGCCTCGCCTGCCTTGTAAACGACGTCGCCGACCTCGGTGACCTGACCGTCGGGGATCACGATTCGCTTGACGTAGCCACCGGCCATAATCATCTCGATCACGAAGACACGGTGAGGCATATCCTTGGCGTTGTGATCGACGGTCACGAGCTTATTTCCGGACGCGATCTTGACGTTCTCCTGGCCGTAGACTTCCTTGAGTACATCCGGGTCGAGCGACTGGATGAAAGTCATCTGGAAAGTTTCCTTGCGACCGGTGCCGACGGATAGGACGGTGTCGCCGCCCCAATCCTTGATATCTTCGACGTCCTTTTCGTTGCCATTGGTCAGACCATCCTCGGAGACATAGCCGAGTTTCACGAAAGCAGCGTTTAGCGTTGCTGCGGCGTCGGCAGGGATCGCAGTGCCGAGAGGCGCGGACGAGACCGCCCCTCCCTTCTGGGGCTTGGCCGTGGTGACGAGTCCTGCTGTTTGCTGTGCCATTTGATGGTTTCCTTTCTAAAAGGGGGGAAAACTGTGTGAGAGAGGGGAGATAGGGGGATCAGAGGTGATCCCACTCTTGATCCCAACCAGACGGAGGAGGCGGAGACGCATCCGCTAACGGCTGAGCCGTGTTGTAAATGACCGCATGCACGGTGAGCTGGAATCGTTGGCTCCGACTGTCGGGATCCGCGAAATCATAAAGCGAATCGACTCTTGCATCCGCGACAGCTGGATCCGAAAGCGGCCAGTCGTCGATCACGCGCGCCAGAGTCGACGCGATCCCCGCGGCATCGGCTTTCGTCGGTGCCCACGCCTGCACCGCGAATGTCGGCGAGTCTGCGAAAGCGTCGATCGTTCCGCCTGTGCGCTCGATCGTCACGAAAGAATCGTCGCGAGTCGAAGGCACTTGCGCATACACCTTGTAGGAGGTCTCTTTGTCGAGCATCTTCCTGAGTCGCTCAGTAGAGTCCATTTACAGCCTCCCTGCTCCGGTCGCCTTCAGGAGAGTGTTCTCTTTTCGGTTGCGGCGTCGTGCCTCGAAAGTCTTCGCTTTGACGACCCCGTGAGGCCGCCGTTTGCCTTGCTTGAGATCGAACTCGAAGCCCGGGCCTGCTGCCCGGGCGATCGCTTCTCCAGCGCGGACGACTGCGGGAGTCGCGAGCTCGCGCAGAGCAGCGTTATTCAGCTCGATCTTCACCTGATTGCCCACAGCCTCACCCCTCTACGAGACGAACAGTGACCGGGCGATTCCACGCTCCGGGGACGTTCTGATCGGTGTAAGGCTGCGGGTCGCCGACAACCTCATACATCACTCCACGGACGGCCAAACGACACGATCGCAAAGATCCTGTATAGGTCTTCGGGAAATGAAGAGTCAGACTGACCGAATCTCCATCCGCGCGCATGCCCGGCTCCAGATCCGCAGTCCCAGACGGAGCGACCAAGACATTCTCGATGGTGCTTTGCGCACGCCAGTCGACGCGCTGCACACCATACGAATCCTCAGCCCCTTTCATCGGGACGAAGAGAGTTACCCGCTCGCCCTGGATCATCGCTTCCCGCCGATCGTCTGGACCGACACGAAGCGACTAGCGTGGATCCCGAGCCGCTTCCGATGAAGCCGCGTGAAAGACAAGCTCCCCGCTGGACTGGACAGCGTGTAAGACTGCGAGTAAGGCCCGCCGGTCATTGTCGCCTGCGTGACGCCGGGGATCACACCGCCCGCCTGCTGGCGCGCCGAATAATTGACCATGTCGCAGACGACGTCGGTCAAAGTGTCGGCTCGGATCTTCCCCGCGGCCCGCTCGGCATAGACATCGATACCCGCATACGCCAGCTCGTCGCGCACGATCCGCGAAGCCCGCTGGAGCTGAGCCGTGATCGTCTGCCGATCAGACGCAGGCACAGCCCCATACATCGATTCGTAGTCGGTGAGGGAGGCAAACGCCTCCGAAGATTGACTTTCTGGACTAGGCAATTTGCCTCCCTCCTCCTATCTACTAGCCCTCAACTGGAACCGAATCCGCGAGCGCGATGCCGTATTCGTCGCCCAGTTCGTCGATGACGGTTTGGGCTGTGGCTTCGTCGGTTTCGGCGATGCCGTCGTGGAATTCCACGCGCGGGAAAGTGACGAGCAGTTCCGGGTGTTCCGGGCAAGTGAGTGCGGTCATTGGTGCCTTCTTAGCCATGTGTCAGTTGGTCCTTTCTCAGCCCTGGGCAACGGTGAGGACGCCGTGCGCCTTCTCGTTTCCGTAGATCAAGCCGGTCTCGCAGTAGAGCTGGACCTTGTCGGCAGAGCCGGTCTTTGCCAGAGGCTCTGCGAAGACGTGGCCCTTGCCGGGAACCTCAAGGAAAGCGGGCTTCAACTGCTCGAGCGAAGCGATGAGGAGCTTGTCAACCGGCATGTAGCGGTTCAGCATGATGTTGCATGCGCCGAAATCAGTCTCGATGGTCTGCAGGTTGACGCCGCCGACGGTGCGATCCGACTGGCGGAAATTGGCATCCTTGATGAAGATGCGAGACAGCGCGCGCTTCAACGTTGCGTTGACGATGATCGTTCGGGTCTCTGATTCCTGGATGCCGCCTGCAGCCCAGACCTTCTGCATGAGATCGAGGACTTCATCCTCGGTGAGCTGCGAGGCCTTGTGAGTCGAGGTCGCCGTGTTGGTGGTGACTGCGGAGATCAGACCGCGAGTCTTGCGAGGAGTCGCGTTGGTGGTCGGCTGAGCGAAAACGCCGGTGAGGAAAGACCTCTCGATGTCTCGAGCGATCTCCTTGAGCTTCTGCTCGACTTGCCAAGCCAGCTCATCGGCGGGCACAGTGCCGGGCCGCCACCGCGGTGCGCCGGTGCCGGAGCCAACCTGACGGGTTGCCCCGAGCTTGGTGTACGAAACTGCGACGGCTTCCTGATGGATCTCGAGCACGTTGGATGCCGAGAAGCGAGCGCGCGCTTCAAGAGCGGTTGCGTCGGCGCCTTCGGTGCGCTGACGAGTAGCATCAGCATCGCGCAGATCATAACCTTCCCACGTAAAAACAGTGGAGCCGACCGATTCACCGCCGGTTAGGCCACCGATCGCAGAGAGCAGCGGCGTATCCTCGGGAGATGCCGAGAACAATTCGCCGACATAGTTCGGGCAATTGTAAGTGGTTGCCATTTCGGAAATGGTTGCCATGAAAGGAACTCCTTAAAGAAGAGAGTGTGTTGATGGGATGGTTAGGAGCGTCCGAGCTGAGCGAGCTTGATTGCCTTGAGCCGGGACGACTCCTTGAAATCTCCGGACTGCTGCGCGGCAAGAATCTGATCGTCGATCGACAGATTCGCCGGGCGCGCGGGGAAAGCCCCTGCGCCGGAGTCTGAGAGCTTCGGAACCACAGGCGCAGCTGTTTCACCGCGCCACTCGGAGAGGCGCTTCGCGTACTCTGCGATTTCCTCGTCCGTATCCCCTCGGATCAGATCAGCGGGGACTCCATATTCAGCGGAGGCTGCTGCGATCTTCTCGGCGCGCTCAGCAGCACGCTGGAGATCTGCGACCTGAGCGCGCAAATCCTCGATCGTTACGTCCTTGCCGTTGATCGCATCGGTCAGTGACTCGACCTGCTTCCGATCGGCCTTGGCTCGACGCTCCCACTGCCGAGAGTGAGCCTTCCAGCCTTCTTCTGGAGCTTCGTCGGCGTCGTCTGTCTGCGTGTCTGCCGAGGCCTCGGCCTCAGCCTTCGCAGCGGTTTCCGAAGAGTCGGTCGCCTGCGTAGATTCAGCGGCGTCGGCAGCTGCCTGCGCAGCTTCGACAGTCTTTTCATCAGCAGGCCCCTGTGCGGTGGTTCCTACGAACATTAGTGGTTTCCTTCCATGCGGATGGGATTATTAGGTGTGCCCGCGTCTATGCAGAAGCGGGAAGACTAGGAGCAGCCGCGAGCGCTCGGGCTGCGGTGATGGTGCCGCGTGTTTTTCCGACCTCGACTTCGACCTGCACGGTCACGTCGTTGACGCGCTTGGTCAGCGTCAGGGTCTTGCCGGTTTTTTCGATCGCGGTTGGCTGGAGCCAAGCCAGCGTGACGGCCCTGTCGATGTCGGTGACTTTCCAGTCTGCGGGGAAAAGCCCCGTCCCGGTCTTGAGCCAAGGTTTCTGCTTGGCTCGTATGCCTTCCGGCCCGACCTTGAGGCGCTTCCCGCCGACGAGATACGTTCCCCGCGCGGAATCGATCAAGCTTGTCTTGACGCCGTCATTCGTCGCGTCAGGGAAAAGAGCGCGAATCTGAGCCGCGAGCATGTGGGGATCACTGTCGAAGCGTGCGAGCCCTAGATCGTAGAGGCTTTTTCGCGCGGCCTTGTACATGGCCTCGAATTCGCTCGGATCGTATCCATGAATGATCGGCTTATCCGACCAAGACGGCACGATCTGGCAATCGCAGTCGGCGTGGGAGCGCGTGAATTGAGCGGTCTCTTCGCTCTTATAAACGAATCCTCGGCCCGCCCACATGAGACACCACGCGCAGGTCGTTGCGCCCGCAGGGACGCGGGCATATAGCGGTTTCGCCGGATCGTGGTACGCGGCATGGAGGCCGGTTTCGCGCGCGGCTGAGGTGACGAGTTGCTTGGCTCGGCGCTGGAGGATGCCGACTGCTGCGAGGCGTCCGCGCTGCGCGATCGCCGATACAGCCTCCTCGACGACCTTGCTAGTCCTCGAGTAGTCGATCAGCTCGCCGGGCATCTCCGGGGAATAAGCTTTCTTGATGCCTGCAGCCGCTCGCGCGTCCTCATACCATTCCAGCGTCGCTGAGGCCGCGAGTTGCGCCTGCTCTTCGACGAGCCGCGGGAAAAGCTCGTCCAAGACATCGCGCAGGGTATCTGGGTCGAGGCCGTCGAGACTCTCCCACAGCTCCCCCACACGACTAGCAGCGAGGCGTGCGGGGGTGCGGGTGGCGGC